CACAAGATGAGATTAGAGAGTGGTTTATAGCCACAGATAATAGAAAAATAGAAATACTAAATAGGATAGAAAATGAAAGAATATATTTATGACACTTGGAATAGTGTAATGGATTCCAGTATAAGTCCTCTAAAAAATATACCTAATCTACAAGTTAGGCATTTAATTATGCAGATCCTTGCGTGGATGTGGGTAAGCGTATGCTCTCTTTATATGGGAAGTGTATTGTTTTGGGGAATTAATGCGATTGCACACACACTGCTACTTGCAGCAATTGTAATTACTGTAGGTACGTTTGATACTGCAAGACGTAATCCCGGAGTATTTAAGCGTATTGATGGCTATAATGGTCGGAGGTTAAGTGGTGAGCATGATTGATTTAAATAAATATAAAGAATTTGTAGATGGAGTAACATCAGAAACTTCTAAGTCGTTAAATGATACTAGAGATAGACTTACTGAATTAGAAGATATGGGATTACCTCATCCTTCTAGAATTTTAACGGGTGCTATAGGAATTAGTGGAGAAGTTGGTGAGTATAACGAATTAGTTAAAAAACTAATGTTTCATGGCAAACCATTTAATCAAGAATTTAAAGATAGATTAGAAAGTGAACTAGGAGATATTATGTGGTATTGGATTCAAAACTGTTTAGCATTACATTTAGATCCTAATGAAGTGATAGCAAAAAACTTTGAAAAACTAAAAGATCGTCATCCAGATGGAGAGTTTAATCCTAGATATGTTTCTGATTCAGGAGTTAGTATAAGTGGAATATAATTCATTAGAAGAGGTTATGAAACTTTTTGATAGAGGTTTAAAATAATGAAAGTAATTATTTGGAGTACCCCAACTTGTAATTTTTGTGTCAAAGCTAAAACAACTTTGAATATAATGAAAATTGATTATGAAGAAAAAGTAATAGGAAAAGAGTATACCAAAGAGCAATTTTTAGAAGCAGTGCCCAATGCCCGCACTGTTCCACAAATTTTTATTGATGATAAGCATGTAGGAGGCTATAATGAGTTATTAGATTTTTTAGAATCTGATACTAACTAAAGGAGACTTACTACTTGGGTAACGGAAATAATAATAATAGTAATAATGGTAAAGCACAACCACTTAAAAAAGTGAGAATAGACGATCTACAGACATTCTCACCTATTACAGACAACCAAAGAAAAACATATGAAGCATACAAAGAAAATCAACATTTATTACTTCATGGCATAGCAGGAACAGGCAAAACATTTATATCACTATATTTAGCATTAGAAGAAGTATTAGACCCTTCATCTGTTTATAATGATATATTTATAGTAAGATCTGTAGTCTCAACTAGAGATATAGGTTTTTTACCTGGTGATGAACAAGAAAAAGTATCTTTATATGAAGCTCCGTACAGATCTGTCTGTGGGGAGCTTTTTGGTATAAAAGATGCTTATGATGCGCTAAAACAACAGAACAATGTAAAGTTTATGAGCACATCTTTTATTAGGGGCATAACTATAAATAACGCTGTAGTGATTGTGGATGAATGTCAGAACTTGAATTTTCATGAACTTGATAGTATAATTACTAGAATAGGTAAAAACAGTAAAATTATATTCTCTGGGGATTATACACAATCTGATCTAACTAAGGAAAACGATAAAAAAGGTATTCAACACTTTATGAGAATCCTTAAATGTTTAAAAGAATTTACTGCTATTGAGTTTGGAATTGATGATATAGTAAGAAGTGACTTTCTTAAACAATATATCATAGCAAAGTATAATATACAATCTAATGGAAACTATTAATATCATACTAGACTCAGCTTCTGCACATAGACAGTATAGACTAAATAAAACAGATGTAGAGTGTAAAAATATTAGAGTTGATATTGTATCAATACACATAGAAAATTTATTTCCTAATCATATAGTAATATATAAAACTTTAACACAATTAGATCAAATAGATAATTGGATTTACCCTCTAGAATTAGCCTATTTAGAAGGCATAACAGATATTAAAGACTTTATTAAACTACTTCCAAGTAACATATTAAAAGGTAAAGGTATAATATTATTTATGCTAAGAGAGAATCTACCAGATATAGATATAATTAAAATACAAGAATCTATAATAGATAAAGATATAGCTAAACGAGTGGTATTTTTATCTGTTCATAAAGATAATAATCGTAATTTTAAACATTTTAATGTTTGTCCTCAGCATTTTCATAATTTTAGTGTAGACAATAGATCTATAGAGTTAAACAATGATAGTTGTGATTTTGTAGATAAATATGATAAAAGACGTTTCTGTTGTTTTATGCAGCACTATTCAGATAATCCTGAAAGAAAATATTTATTAAGTTTTTTAGAAAAGCATAACTTACTAGATAAAGGTTTTATTTCTGCAAAAAATTATGGAAAAGATTTTAATACCACAGGTAAAGGTGGTTACTCTTTTACAAGTTATAACTCTGTATTTAATGATTTAGATATAGCTACTACTATTAATAATTCATATATTAATATAATACCAGAGGGAAATTTTACCCATAGAGAATCACAGTGTGTTACCGAAAAACCTTTAAGAAGTTTTTTCTATAAAAAACCTTTTATAATGATGAATAGACAATATGATTTAAAGTATATACATAGTATGGGATATAAAACTTTTTCACCTATTATAAATGAGTCTTATGACAATATATATAGCCATTCTAATAGACTAGCAGCTATATGTATAGAAATAAAAAGATTAATGAATAAACCTTTTATTGAATTTAAAAAAGATATGAAACAACTAGAGGATATATGTAATTATAACTATATGATATATAAAACTAGAGAAGAAAAATTAGAAAAGTACTTATATGAAAAAATCAATTAATGTACTAATAGATAATATAGATCCTTTTATAGGTATAAGAGGTAACATAACAAATGATGATGATACTTTTTATATATTAGAATCTATATTTAGTGATGCAGAAATTAATTACCATGCTTCTGGAATGATATTTGGTCGTAGAAATATTAAAAACTGGATATACCCTGTTATAATACATAATCTTACTTTTATTAATTTTATGTTTGATTGGGGAGAAGGCGATAGAGATATAATTGGACTATTACCTTTTATGGTGCGGAGACAATATTTAGAAGGTAAAGGTACAATAGTAGTTATTATTAAAGAACCTTTACAGACACTGAACCCTAAAAATGATGATTTACAAAACTTTATAAAAATGATAGAAGGCAACCCAAGATATAAAAATATATTATTTTTAACACTACACTATATTGATTCTCCTAATTTTATGTTCACTAATATAGTAGAAGATACTATGAAAGACTTTGGTCCTTTAGATCCTGATTATAACGATGTAGAATACAATTTTTTAAAAGAGCACGCAAACAGACGTTTTTTATGTCTACTACTAAACTACAGAGAAAGTCCAGAAAGACTATTACTGCTTAAATTCTTAGAAAAACATGATTTATTAGATAAAGGATTTGTATCTGCACATAACTATAATAATGACAAGACATTTAATAACTTAGATATTATGTCAGGATTCAATAAGTCACTACTAAACATAATACCAGAAGGTAATTTTGATAGAAGAGGGTATCATTTTATTAGTGAGAAAAGCTATAGAAGTTTTCTATATAAAAAACCTTTTGTCTATCTAGGGCAATACAGAAGTTTAAATTATATACAAAGTCTAGGATATAAAACTTTTTTACCTATCATAGATGAATCATACGATGAAATAGAAAATGATAAACTTAGAGCAGCCACTGTCTGTAAAGAAATAAAAAGATTGATGGATAAACCTTTAAACGATTTTGTTAAAGATATGAAACAGTTACAAGATATATGTGAGCATAATTACAAATTATATCTAACTAATAAAGCGGTATTTAAGAACAAGTTTTATAAAAAAATACATGGAACAAATAATGAATAGTATATATAAAAACTTTGATAATAACACACTAAACTATGATCATGATTATTACCCTTGGGCCTTATGGGTGTTGGAAACAATACAAGAATTATATCCTTATGTAACCAGTCTTGAAAATATACATAATGAAGTAGCTACTAGAGAACTTGTATATATAACAGACATGGTACAAAAAAGACTGAGTGCTCCTAAGTATTCTAAAGAGTTTGATGCTTTTGCGGAAACTTATATAGCACCTCTATTAGACGATAAAAGATATTTAATTAAGAGACGCCCGACTCTTAATTTAGTAATACCTAATCAAGAAAGATTAGGTAGAAAACTACCATTTCATCAAGGTATATTTTATAAAAATGGTAGAGGCCAAGGTACTATATGGATGCCATTAACAAGAGCATATGATACTAACTCTATGTATGTAGTGCCTGCAGATAGTTCTAGAAAAATTACAAAGGCATTAATAAAAGATCAATGGGATCAGAAAACATTTGAAGATACATGTCTACAAACTGCCTATCCATTAGATTTAGAGATAGGACAGGCACACTTATTTCATCAAGAAATACTACATGGTAATGTGAATAATGAAACTGATATTACTAGAATGGCTATAGATTGGCATGTCTTAATAGAAGGAGAAGAATTTGGAGGCAGGCTTCCTGGTGGATTCTTTAGGTTACCTAATGACATAGAATATAGAACAATAGATCATACAAATGATACCTGTATAGGATATATAGGTAATAATACAAACTATGACAGAGATATTCCTCTTAATCTACAAAGAGATGCAGTCCGGTCATTTTGTAAAGAATATAATATACCTAATAATATGATGCAAGTTGAAAATGAATATCTACATTGGATGCCAATATTACAAGATTTATTAGAGTCAAAAATAGATGTTATAGTCATGCATAGTATATATTCATTACCTGACGATATAGATAGACGTGAATATATAATGAATCTAGCTTTAACAAATAAAGTTACTATATGGTTTGCTAATGAAGAGTTTTGTCTGAGTAATGAGTCTGAGAAACAAAAAATTAATACATATTTAAATTTCGGCCATAAGCATAAAGGATGGATGCCGTGGGAGACATGATATTACAAGAAACTAGTATAGATTATGATTTATCTTTTATACATAATATTGAATGGTTTAATTATAAAGACCCTTTAAAAGATATTATGACTCACCAACTTAAGGAACTGCATGCACCATATGGAGGTATGCCTTCTAGCTATACAGATGAAAATACTATCATATATCAAAAATTCTTATCTAAGTTTGAAATAGATTATGAGATCTTAAGTCAGCAAACAAATATAGATATACATACTGTATCCGTAATAAGACAAAGACCAGGAAATTGTATACCTTTACATGTAGATAAATTCTATAAACTAAGGCAAATTAAACCTGATGGTAAACCTGTTAGAGCTAATATTTTTGTAGAAGATTGGGCAGACGGACATATACTTCAGTTTGGGGACAAAATAAAATGGAATTGGAAAAAGAACACAGGATGGATATTTAATGAACATGTTCCTCATCTATCAGGCAATTGTGGTATGCAAGATAAATATACCCTACAACTATCAGGATTTTTTAAGTAATGGCAAT